ATGAAAAAGCTTGCACAGCGTAAAACTTATCAAAAAAATAAGAAGTTAAAAAAAATAGAAAATAAAAAATGGTGTGCAAAGATAAAAAATGAAAGAGTAAAATAAAAAAAAAGGAAAAAATACAAAACTTAAGCATACAAAAACAATTAAAAAAGCAAAAACATTAATAAAATCAACAAAAAACAACTAGGTGGCAATGTGCTACCTAGTTGAAATAGAACATAAAATTAAACTGTATAATCATAAATTCCAACGACTTTTCCAACAATTCTAAAATCATCATCTTGGGTAATATGTATAGGATCATAATCACTATTTAAGGATTTTAAAACTATTTCTTTTGTGATTGGATTATAACGAAATCTTTTACAATAAACTTTTTCATTTAGAAGAAAAATACCAATTTCACCACTATCAAGTTGAGGAATATCTTGCACAAGCAAAAGATCTCCATCGTTTATTTTAGGCTCCATTGAATCACCAGCAACAAAAGTTCCAAAGGTTGCATTTCTAGCAATACTTGTAGGAAGTTTTATCCAGTGGGTTGCATCTTCTAAAGCTTCTTTACCATACCCAGCACTTACATCAGAGAGAATTGGGATCTTTCTTAGCTCTTGAGGTTTTGATTTGGTTTTTTCTAAATTATTTGAATTAAAAAAATCAGCTAAGCTTGTGTCAAGTACTGCTAAAAGCTCTTCTAATTTATCAATAGTTAAGGCTCTTCGACCACTTTCATAGTTTGCAATTGTTGCTCTATTAACAGATAAAGCATTTGCTAGATCTTCTTGTGAGATATCTTTCTTCATTCTTAATTCTTTTATCATTTTTCCAATATCTAACATTAAGAAACACCTCCTTTTAACAAAATGAAAAAAATATCTTGACAAAAACAAATTGTTACTGTAATATATAAAATATAGAAACAAAAAGAAACGTTTAACAATTTGTAATTATAAGAAATAGTAATTGTATAAAAAATTATAACATTTTTTTACATTTGTTACAAATAAAATCTGTATCCGAGATTTAAAATCAAAATCTGTAAAATAGATTTTATTTTTTAAAGATATTTTTCTAAAAAATATAAAAATAAAAAATATAAAAAAAAGAAAAGGGGGGACAGAAGTACGCAGGACATTGGAAATTGAAACACTATATTAAATTAAGGGGGGAATGCTTATAGAAAGTTTCAATATTTAAATATAAAAATTTAATTAAATAAAGGAAGTGGTAAGAATAAGAATATTAACAAAATTTGAAACTGATATTGATAAAGTAAATAAATTATTAGAAGAAGGTTGGGAGTTTGAGCAAATATTCAGAGGAATAAATAAAGAAATATACATATTACATAAATATATCCAAGAGGAGGAAGACATAAGAGAAGAAAGAAGAAAAGAATCAATATTCACTTTAATAGGAAAACTTACAGTAGCATCATTTATCTTAATCATGATAGTTGCTTTATTAAGAAAATATTTTATCTAAAACATATATTAATTGAATGGAGAAAAAATGAACTTATTTATTATAAAATCAGTTTTTGAAACTTCAAATACTGAAGTAGTCAATGATTTATTAAAACAAGATTGGATATTATTAAATACATATATTAAAGAAGAAAAAGCCTTTTATTGCCTAGGGAAAATACATGGGAATAAAAAAATAGCTTCTTTTGATGATCCAGAAGCTATTAAAAATTGTAAAACAAAATTAGAAAGAATTAGAAGTCTTGCAGAAGCAATAAATAGTTATCAAAAAGATTAATATGAGTTTTTAATTTCTTTTAATAAATGAAATTCCTAGAATATTTTTTGAAAATATAGTTACTGATTCAAGTTTTATGGGGTTATTTCCATTATGAATGGTAGCATTTTTTAAAACAAGAGTATCATCTATTTCTAGAGATTCATAAAGAAGAAATTCATCTCTGCTAATTTCTTTAGCTTCTAATTGTTTAAGTTTTTTTTCCAAATCTTTTTCTAAAAAATTAAGATAATTAGTCATTATAAGATTATGATTACAAATAAAATGAGTAAGTCTCAAATTTTTAGTATCTTCAGTATGTAGACTAAATGATGGTTTTCCAGAAATAAGACCACTTTGGGTTAATACGGCTATATCGTAACTTAAATTATCATCTATGTCATAATCCTCGTATTTTTCCAAAGTTTCATAATAAAATTTGACTAAAGCTAATTCTTTAGAAATATCATATTTCATAAAAGTACCTCCCAAAGTTTTAATTAAATTATAGCTTTTAAGAGGTAAAAAATCAATAAAGGGGGAATGCTTATAGAAGACTTTAACATTTGAATGATAATTAAAAACTAATTGAATGGAGGAAAAATGAGCAATAAAAATAGCTTGGTAAAGTTTGGAGAAACTGAGCTTCAATTAACAATCAATCCTAATAATGAAATTGAAATGGATATGGACGAATTAGCAAAAGCATTAGGATTTAAAGATAAAGATAGTTTTAAAAGTATTATTTTAAGAAATCCAGAGTTACAAAGTCCAGAGTTTTCAAAAATAAAGAAAGTTTTAAGCAATGAAGGAGGAGTGTTAAAGAAAAGAGATAAAAGAGTATTTAATCAAGATGGGATCTTTGAGATTTCTTATTTAGCAAATACAGATAGAGCTAAAGAGTTCAGAAGGTTTATAAAAGCATTTTCAAAAGAAATGATAACAAGAATTAAAAATAATCAAATAGCTTTAAATCAAGGAGTTCCAGCACTACAAACAAAGATAGAACCAAAAATAGATCAAATGTTGGAATTAGTAACTCAGAGAGATGATGAAATAGCAAACATATTTGAATTTTTTGAAAAAGCAAAAACATATTTTGAAATGATTGGAGTGATGCAAGAAGATATAAAACTAATAAAAAGTAAGATGGATGAAATTGTTGATGCTGTTAATGAACTAAGTGATGAAGTGTATGGAGATGAAGATGGAGGAAAACAATAAATTTTATTTTGATTTATTAAGTCTTGAATCAGAAATGAACTACAGAGACTATTCAATTTCAACTCGAAGAACATACAAAAGAATAGTAAAAGAATTCTTAGAAGTAACTAATAAGGATGTGATAGATGTAAAAAAAGAAGATGTAACAAGATTTTTAGATAATAAATTAATGGAATTATCGGTAAATACTATACTTGTAGAACTTAATGCTTTGGAGTTTTTCTTTGAAGAAATACTAGGTTTAAATATAACTGAAAATATTAGAAAGTATAAAAGAGTCTTTAAAAGAAAAGACTTTATAACAATAGAGCAGTTTAATATATTGGTAGCTTCAGTACCTGAAAGGGAAAGACTTATGTACTTAGTTCTTAAAGAATTAGGCTTATTTTTCAAAGAGATTGTGGAAATGAAGGTTGAAGACATTGACTATCCAGCTTCAACAATATTAGGAAGGAGAGTAAGTAAGGATCTAATAAAAAATCTATTGCAATATGCTGAAAAGCATGAGCTTGAAAATGAAATTTTTCCTTTTGAGCTAACTACTTTATGGAAAAGCAACAAATTAAATACAAAGAAATATTTAGGAAGAGTATGTAGTCTTGACGATATGAAACATTCAATAGCTTTGGAGCTATATATAAAACCAGGAAAAGAAGAGGAGGCAGTTGAGTATTTAAGATTGAAAAATGTGTACAGTTTAAGACAATATTATAAGAGAGTAGGTTATCAATATTTTAATTATTAAAAAAAGGACATCATGCTCGGCAAAGCTATGGTGTCCCAAATAAAAAAAACAACACTTTGATTATATCAAAAAGGAGAAGAAATGGAAAGAATAAATTTTTTAAAAGGAATGCTTGAACACTTAAGAAAGCATCCAAATACATATAAAAAGATGATTTTAAAGATAGAAAAGGAGCTTGAAAATGTGTATAGAACAGAAGGTAGAGCAATATAGAGAAAAATTAATTAGAATAACAGAAATAAAAAAGAATTTAATTGATGCTGAGATAAGTCTACAGAAAGTAATGCAAGAACTTAATCTTACACAATATGAATTCAAAAAGCTTTTAAATGGTGAATTAGAAGAAAGAGAAGCTGAGGTACTAGCATTATGTGATAAAGTTCCAGCTTATGTAAAGAATAGAGATAAAAGAGTAAAAACATTTCAAAAGTCACTGTTACAAAGAGATTTGACATTGAAAGATTTTTGCAAAAATGAAAGATTAGATGAAAAGAAGGTATATAGAGCATTAAGAGGGCTTAATGCAGAAAGAGATCTAGAGACTGAAAAGGGAATTGAAAGGGCTTTGAATGTAAGGATCTTTTAGAAAGGAGCTTTTATGACAAAAGAATACTTATTAGAAGATTTACAAAGACTCTTTGAAAAAACTAGAACTCAAGCTTTAAGATTTGCACAGCTACAAGGTTGGACTGTTGAAAAGAAAAAAATTGGGAAAGTTTATAAGAATGTTTATAAGGCTTCTGAAATTGATGCTTATATATCATCATTAGTAGAAGTTAAAGAAGAAAAAGAAAAGAAAGTAGCAACTAGGACAGTAGCAAAGAAAGAGGCAACAGCAATTGATGAGTTGCCAGGTTGGAATCAACGGGTTGCTAATGCAAGATTTATTCTTTGCATGAAACTGGAAGAAAAGTATGAGGAAGGTGGAGATAGTAAGGAAGAAATAATAAAAAAATTTGTAAATGATGTAAATAGGAATTATCCACAACAAATGGAGATTTTAAAGAAGTTGACAGTTCCTACACTTCGTAGATGGTGGGGAATATATCTAAAAAATAAGCATAATCCTTTGGCTTTAGCTTCAGGACATGGAACAACTAAAGGAATAAGAAGAGTAGAAAAAGAAGTTTTAGAATTTGCTAAGATGCTATATTTTAGCAAAAATAAACCAAAAATTTCATTTGTATTTGAACGAGTTGTTGCAATGTTTGGAGTAAAAGTAATTAGTTATGGTACTTTAAGAAATTATCTTAATAAAGATATAAATATTATTGACAAAGATAAGGCAAGAATGGGGAACAAAGAGTTTAAAGACACTTACACACCATTTATTGAGAGAAGCTACGAAGACATTAAAGCTGGAGAAGTTTGGATGTCAGATGGGCATGATTTGGAAATGATGTGTTATCAAGGTGATAAGAAAAAATCAAATGGTGATAGATACTTTGGTTCTCCAAAACTAATCGTTTGGATAGATGTAAAAAGTAGATTTATAGTTGGTTGGAGTTTAGCATGGAGTGAAACAACTGAAGCTATAGCTATAGCTTTAAAAAGAGGGATTGAAAAGTATGGAGTACCTCAGCATTTATACACTGACAACGGGAAGGCATATAAATCTAAAGTTTTGAAAGGAACTGATGAACTAGATGGAATATATGCAAGTTTAGGAATAAATGTAGATCATGCAAGAGCATACAATGCTCAAGCAAAGCACATAGAAAGATGGTTCGTTGATTTTAAAGAAAGCTTTACAAAGCAATTTGCAACTTATAAAGGTGGAAATATTATAGAAAGACCTGAACATCTTAGAAGTTTCGCAATGCAAAAATTAGATAAAGGAGAAATTTTAGAACAATGGGAGCTTGAAGAGCTGATAGAAAAGTTCATAGAAACTAAAAATCATAATTATTACGCTTTAAGAAGAGCAGCAGGACTGAAAGCTCACAGAGGAAGAGGAATGAATAATAGAACACCACTTGAAGTGTTCCAGGAAGAAAATCCACTTGCAAATAGAAAGATGTTATCAGATCAAGAGCTTAGATTATTGTTCTTATATGAAGAAATAAGAACTATAAAGCAAAATGGTATTGAATTTATGGGAAATACTTATGTAAATGAATACCTATATTATCACCAAACTGAGAAATGTAAGATTAAGTACGATCCTCATGATTTAAGTTATATCTTTGTTTATCAGGAAACAGGGGAATTTTTATGTAAAGCTGAGCAATTAGGACTTGCTGGTTGGAAAGATGTTACAGCTATTAAAACACATAAGAAAAGACTTCAAAAAATTAGTAAGTTAAGTAAAGAGATTATGGGAATAAGAGAAGACATAAGAGATGATTTAGATTTAATTGATGCAACAATAGTTGAAGACACTAAAGCTATAGAAAACAAGAAAAAGAATGAAAAAGAAAGAATACTTATAGGTGAAGGAATATACTTAGAAGATTAGGAGGAATCATGGACGATTTAAGAACTAGATTAGAAATATTTTCAGAAGATAATAACATGAGCTTTACAAAAATAGCAAAAGCTATGGGTGTAGGAGCTAGTACATTAAGTGAATGGAGAAAAGGAACATACTCAGGAGATAATGAAGCATTTTCTGAAAAAGTAAGTGACTTTTTAGATAGACATAAAAGAAAAATAAAAAGAATAAATTTTTCAGTAAATACAGAAACTAAAAAGAGAGTTTTTCATGTGTTGAATACTATAAAGAAGTATGTATCTTCTAATATAACTGAAGGGATTATAGAAAGCTCTAAGATAGGTTATATATACGGAAGGGCAGGATTAGGAAAAACTCATGCTTTACAAGAATGGTTAAAAACTTATGGTGGTAGGGGAGTTTTAATAACAGCAGAAAATGGGATATCTAGTGTTGGACTTATAAAGAAAATAGCAAAAGAATTAAAACTTGATACAACAGGAAGTTCTGAAACTCTAAAAGACAGAATAAAAGATGCTATAAAACTAACAGAGACCATCATCATAATTGATGAAGGTGAACATTTAAAAGCAAATGTAATTGATATTGTAAGAAGCATAGCGGATCAGACAGGAGTTGGTGTAGTTATTGCAGGAACTGAAGTTTTAAAAAGTAAAATTTTATCAAGAAAAAAAGAATATGAATACTTGTATTCAAGAGCTGTTGTAAATATATCATTAAAAGATTTAGCAATAGATGATGTTTCAAATATTGTAAAAGAATTTTTAAAAAATGAAATAGAACTATATAAAGAAACTGAGCTTCAAACATTAATCAGCTACATAAATATAGTTGTAAGAGGTTCAGCGAGAAACTTAGCAAATGTTTTGACTTCAAGCTATGAAATAGCTTTACAAAACAACTCATTAAAAATTGAAAAGAAATATATAGATGCTGCATTATCAACTCTAGCATTATAAAAAAGGGGGAACTATGAAAGATAAGGTATTGACTGAAGAAGCTAAGAAAATTTTAAAACAAGAGTATGGAAAAGATGCTTTAAAAATTGATAAGGAATTAAATGAACTAGCTACTCTTTCAGTAAAAAGAAAGAACTACATTCAAGCGGCTAACAAAGGAAATTCAAAAGCTAGGGAAAACTATGTAAAAATTACTGAAGAAATAAAAAAAATTGTAGTACAAATAAACAAAAAACTTTCAAAAAATTAGTGTTGATTTGAATTGTGTTAAATGGAATTAGCAAGGCAAGGGAGAGAATAATATGAGAAAAATACTAGCAATTGTTGTAGCTTCTATATTAATTGTTGCTAATAATCAAGGAGGTTCAAATGTGGAAGTTAGAAAAAGGTGATATTGTAAATTGTATTGTTGCTGAAACTGGAGAACTTACAGAAGGAAAGAAATATAAAATATTAAATGTAAATTCAAGAATTAGTCAAGTTGAAATTATCAATGATAAAAAAGAGAAAAAAAGTTATTTAAGTGTGAGATTTGACAAGGAGGAATTATGAATACATGGGCTTTAATAGGATTGTCAATAGCTTTATTAATAGCTGGTTTTAACATAGGTTATGACTGTAGACATAAAAAAATATTTTTTAATAGAAAATACAAATACTGGATATGTTGTTATTATTGTGTAGATGGCGTTGGATCTATTGGAGGATGGGCATTTACTTTTACTTCAAAAATGACTAGCACACAATTAAAAACTTTTAGAGAACAACAAATTGAAAATTTAAAGAATGAGTTTAAGACAACAGATGTGAGATTTGTTATCATAGATTTCAAAAGATTAAAGGATTAAATATGGAATTCAAAGATATATATATGATTAATGGAATAGTTTACTTATACAAATATAATAATGGAGTTTATGCAGTATTGGAGGATGTATTAACAGGCTATGAAGAGTTTGTAAGATTGGAGGAGTTAAAACAATATGAGTATAAAAATTTATTGTGAAAATTGTGGAGCTGAGATAAAAGATGGAGAAAAATTTTATGAAGCTTGTCTTGGAGAGTTCTATTGCAAAGACTGTGTTAAAGAACAGACTTTAACTTATTTTACTGTTGATTCTGAACCTATAGGAACAAATGAAGACACAGGGATTTACTTTAATCATAAGCAATTAAAAGAAGAAATTGAGCAAAAAATTAAAGAGATCAATAAATGTATAGAGCTTTACAAAAATGATAAGACAAGAGGTGGACAATTTACATTTAATTTCTTTAAGGAAAGAAAAAGACTACTAGAAGAAAAACTACAAGAATTTAAATAGGTGGATATATTGACAGGTTATAAAATTTTAATTAATTTGGAAAATTTATGGAGGTTTGAATATTAAGACTAAAAAACAAATTTTAAATGAATTAGAAAGAGTAAATAAAGAAATTGAAAAAAATAAAGGATCTAGTTTTACATTATATCCTTTAATAAAGTATAAAGAAGCATTATTATGGGTTTTAGAAGACAAAAAAGAAGGAGGTAATTATGGACATTAAAAATCTAACACCTGAGGAAAAAGAGGTACTAAGAAAACAATTTTTAGAGGAAGAAAAAAGTAAAGAAGCTAAAAGAAAAGAAAAAATAGAAGCTTATAAAAAGCTTGTAGATGAAACAGTAATGAATTCAATGAAGAAAGTGAAAGAAGTTTCAGCACAAATTGCAATGACTAAGAAAGAAGTATTTGATGACTTTAAAAGTATAACAGAATTAAAGGCTGAATTATATGGAGTAAATGATAAGCAACAGTCTCATACATTCACAAGTAGTGATGGAAAGTTCACTATAACACTAGGGCATAGAATGCTTGATAGCTTTGATGATACTGTTCATTCAGGCATAGAGAAGGTTAAAAGTTATATATATAAATCAGTTCAAGATGAAAATAGTCATTTACTTGAAATCGTAAACTTACTCTTAAAGAAAGATAAAAACGGCAACTTGAAAGCTTCAAGGGTTATGGAGCTAGAAAAAATAGCTGGAAATATAGATGATCCTGAACTAACTGAAGGAGTTCAAATAATAAAAGAAGCTTGGAAACCTCAGAAGTCTAAGACATTTATTGAAGCATACTATAAAGATGAAAATGGGAACAAAGTCAATATTCCTCTTTCTATGACTACAGTAATGGAGGAGAAAAATGAAGGAAATAAAGAAACATCAAATTAAATATATTCATACTTTAAAGCATAAAGCAGGCTTAAAAGATGAAGATTATAGACTTCTTTTAAAAAGTAAATTTAATAAAAATTCTAGTAAGGATCTCAGCTATAACCAAGCTGAGATTCTTATAAAAATCTTAGATAGATTAATTAATGACTATGCAACAGAAAAGCAAAAAAACAAGTTAAATTCACTATATAGCAAAGTTTACAAGGAAAAAGATAAAAAAGAATTTATTGAACACTATCTTGGAAAAGATAAAACAATGGATAATATGACAGTAAAAGAGTGTAGTAAATTAATTTATGTTCTGGAAGAGATACTTGAATGGCAGGAGAAAAGAAACAAAATTGGAGGAAGTAATGAATAAAAAAAATACTAAAAAGTTTAGAAAAAGAATGCTAAATAATTACATAACAATTTTACCTTGTAAATTGACATATATTAGTTTTGATAATAGAGAATTACCAATGTTTACACATGAAAAACCTCTTAATTTAGGGGAAAATATAGTAGTAAAACAATTAATGAGAGGTAAAATAACAGGAAAAGTAAAATCTTTAAAAAGATTTAAATATCGTAAATGTCAAGGTTGGAAAATGTTAGTTGCAGTTAAAAATGTTGCTTATTTTACTTGTTTAAAATTTGGAGAGTGAGATAATGAAAGAAATTAATATAACAAAACATGCACTTATGAGATATGCTTCAAGAGCACATAATGCAAATATTGTAAGTGATAGAACTTGGGATATCTGGAAAAAAGCAAATGAAGAAAAAATTCAAGAATTAGAAACAAATTTAAAATTTGAATTAGGAAGACTAGAATATATCTGTACTGCTTCTTATGATAAACATAAAAAAGCTGAATTCTATATAAATAAAGAAAAAATGATGACTTATGTAATTGTAGAATCAAATTTAGTTACTTGTTATCCTATAAATTATGACTTAGATGCTGAAGGGAACAAGGCAATTTTAGATATTTTACTAGAAAACTTAAAAAGAGCTAAAATTGCTGAGGATAATTTTGAAGATAATTACTTCAAAGAGAGGGATAATTTAAAGCAAGAAAAAGAATTAATTCAAGCAGAGATAGAACTTTTAAATTCTAAATTAAAAAAATTACAAGACAGAAAAGCAGGAATTGAAAGTAGACAACTTGAAATAATTGGAGAACAACAAGAACTTAGAAATGTTATAAAAGTAGCTGAGGAAAAGATAGTAAGGAGTAAATTAGCACTATAATTATAAGGTGATAAAATGGAAAGTACTGAAATTTTGGAGCTAATAAGAAAAGCCAAGGCGGGAGACAATGAAGCTACTGAAACTCTTATTGAAAAGTATTTGAATGCAGTTAGAAAAATAAATAATAAATGGGGTGGAACTGATGATGGATTCCAAGAAGGGATTTTAGGAGTATATCAAGCAATAAAGAATTTTGATGAAAGATTTAATATAAAATTCTTAACATATCTTTATTATAATGTTGAATCAAAAATTAGAAAATTTGTTGATAAAGAGAGATATAGAGTTCCACAATATGTGATTGAAGGAATAAAAAAAGGTGAACGAGAACGATTACAATTTTCAGAAATAGAAAATTTTCAAATAGAAGACAATAGTGTAGATTTGAAAGCAACAGAAAGTAAAGTCTTTATAGAAAATATTATTTCTTGCTGTAATAGCAGAGAAAAAGAAGTATTAAAACTCTTGTTTATTGAAGGATATAATGGAGAGGAAGTAGCTAAAAAACTGGGAATAACAAGACAATATATATATAATATAAAAAATAAAGCATTTAAGAAAATTAGAAGAAAAATAAGAGAGGTTTAACCTCTCTTATTTATATTTACAAAAAATAGCTCTTATGGTATATTAAACTAGAAGGAGGGATAAATATGGCTAAAAAATATATAACTGTGGCTCAGGCTTCAAACAGATTAAATGTTTCAATAGGGACAATATACAATTATTGTAAAACAGGCACATTGGGTTATAGATGCATAAAAACTTCAAAAAGATATACATGGCAGATTGATTTGGAAAGTTTAGAGCTATTAGAAAAAGAAAGTACATATAAAAGTTCTCTCCAAATAAAAAAAGATTTACAATATAGCCTATTCTAAAAGAGTTCAAATACTCTTTTTTTTATGTTCAAAGAGAATAAAAAAACTTAAAAAAAAAATATATATATTTTGAAAAAACACTTGCAAAAATCAAAAAGATATGATATAATAAATACATAAGGAGGTGAAAAGATGAGTAAAAAGCAGAAAAAGCCAAAGAAAGGAGGGAAAAAATTAAATAAAAAAGAGCTACTACAAATGATAATCTTAATACTCGAACTTCTGGTCGTTGTTATTGAGCTAATAAAGATAATCATAGAGTAATAGCTAAGCAGTTGAGGGATAACAACCCTCCCTGCTTATATATTATATCAATTTTTACTCGTTGAATCAATGAAAAATATTTCAATTTTAACATTATCAATAATAGTATCAGCACTTATATTAGTAAATTTTTATTTTAAAAATTTAGTATTAGCTATAATCATATTAGTATTATGTATTTATAATTTAATCAGATGGATTAAATTAAAAAAATAAAAGGAGAGAATTATGGCATCAGGCGGGGCAAGAGAAGGAGCTGGGAGAAAAAAACTAGATGTAAGTAAAAAGAAACTTAATAAAACTTTTAGAATTGATCCTCAGCTTTTCAAGGAAATAGAGTCAAAATATCCAAATGAAAGATTGACAAATATAATAGAAAAGGCATTAATCGAATACTTAAAGAAAAATTAAATAACTATTAAAAAGCACATCAAATGGTGTGCTTTTTTTATTTTTACAATTTTTATAATCTTTACAAATTTTGTAACATTTGCTGACTAAAGAAGTTATAAGGAATGTAGAAAGAAAAAATAAAAAGGAGTACTAAAAATGGCAAGAATAAAACCTCCATTCGCATATTTTGGGAGCAAAGGGAGATTCTATAAAGAAATTAAGGAAATTTTTGAAAAAAATTATAGAGCGAATTTTATTGATTTATTTGCTGGAGCTATGGAGATTCCATTAAGCTTCAAGAATGAGTTTGATAATTTAAAAGTTTTAGCTAATGTTAAAGATGAAAAAATTGAATGTCTTTTAAAAGAAAACGCTTTAGAAGTCTATAAAAAGGGGCTTGAATATATTAAGCATGATTTGAGAGAAAATGCTAGAGATATATACAGTAATAACAAAGATAAATTTGAAGAGGAAAATAGAATATTTAAAAATATCTTTTCTGAATGCTGTCCATGCTGTGGGAAAAGATTAAAAAATAAAAAAAATCATGAAATTTTTAACGATAATGAAAAGATGGTTTTAAAGATTTTGATGGGTTTTGGAGGATGTAGTACAAGTTTATCAAATTCTTTTTACTCTCCTCAAAAACTAGAAACTTTAGAAATTTATCTAAAATCATTGAAAACAATTGAAATTACAAATAATTTATTCGATGAAAACATGGAATTTAAAGATAGCTTTATATTTTTAGATCCTCCATACATCCAAAAAAATAAATAAAGAAGAAGAACAATTCATTGGTTATAACTATGCTAGTGATAAAGGAATTCATTGGTCAGTTAAAGATGACAATAGATTGATTGAATTTATAAAAAGAAATCAAAATAAAAATAATGTGTTTCTTGTTTTTGGAAGTGTAAATAATAATTTATCAAGGTTATTAAAAAATAATTTTGAATGTGAATTTATTGTAAAGGAATATAAAAGGGTAACATTTGGAAAACTAGCAGAAAAAGCTGAGTATTTCTGCTTAATAAAATAAAAATATGGAGGTGCTTTATGGATTTAGAGTTATTAAAAGCTAAAAAGCTATATGCACAAGGAAAAACAGCAAAAGAAATAGCTAGTGCTCTAAAAAAATCATTAGGCACTATCTATCGTTGGATAAAAGAAAATAAGGAAGAATTTGAAGAGGCTAGGAAATTAGCAGGAATGACTTTAGATGATGTGGTTGATTTACTAGATGAAACACATAAAAAAATATTAATAGAAATTTCTAAAAATCCTGAGCAATTCAAAGATCCAAAAACAGCAGATGCTTTAGTTAAAGTTGCAAGTGTTGTAGAAAAAGTAACAGCAAGAAGTGAAAAGAAAAAAGAACAAGCTAAAAAAGAAGTTGAAGAAGAAAGAGGGGTGTTGATAGTTGATGACATCAAAGAAAAGAAAAGAACTCAAGATATCTGATTTATTAACCCCTAAATTTCATTCGCTTTATTCAGCTTGGAAAACTAATAAATACACTCGTTTAATTTGTAAGGGGGGAAGAGGTTCTGCTAAATCTACAAATATAGCCTTAATTTTAGTTATTGACTTAATGCAGTATCCAGTCAACACGATTTGCTTTAGAAAAGTAGGAGAAAATCTTAGAAAATCAGTGTATGAACAAATTAAATGGGCTATTAAATTTTTAGGAGTAGAGGAATATTTTGAATATAAACTTAGTCCACTCGAAATTATCTACAAAGAAAGAGGTAATAAATTTATATTTATGGGAGTAGATGACCCACAAAAAAGTAAATCTATAAAAGAGGCTCAATTTCCTATTGCTCGCTACTGGTTTGAAGAACTTGCAGAGTTTAAGAATGAAGATGAAGTTGAAACAGTTTTAAATTCAATATTTAGAGGTAAGTTAGAAAAAGGGCTTATATATAAAGGCTTCTTTTCATACAACCCTCCTAAAATGAAGCATAACTGGGTAAACAAAAAGTATAACTATTCTTTTATAGAAAATAATGTATTTGTACATCATTCAGTATACTTAGATAATCCTCATATATCTGAAGAGTTTATAAAAGAAGCTGAAGCAGTTAAGGCAAAAGATGAAACAAAGTATAAACTTGTGTATATGGGTGAACCAATAGGCAATGGACTTGTTCCATTTCCTAATTTAGAAATAAGAGAAATAGGAGCTTCAGAGATTGCAGGACTTGAAAAATTTAGAAATGGAGTTGACTGGGGTTATGGAGTTGATCCACTAGCTTTTGTAAGATGGGGATATGATAAAAAGAAAGGTATTATTTATGCACTAGATGAGTATTATGGAGTAGGTTTAAAAAATAGAAATCTAGCAAACTATATTCTTTCAAAAGGTTATGATGAGTTGGTTATGTGTGATAGTGCTGAGCCTAAATCTATAGATGAATTGAAGGAATATGATATAAGTGCATGGGGTGCAAAAAAAGGTGCTGGAAGTGTTGAATATGGTGAAAAATGGCTTTCTGATTTGGAAGCTATAGTGATAGATCCAAAAAGAACTCCAAACATATCAAGAGAATTTGAAATGATTGATTACGACACTGACCGTGAAGGGAATCCTTTACCTCGTTTGTGTGATTCAAACAATCATACGATAGATGCAACAAGATACGCATTTTCTAATGATATGAAAAAAGGGAAGTGGGTATATGAGTATTAAAGAAATTTTTAGAAATTGGTTTTTCAAAGATTGTTCAGTAATGACTGGAGATGGGAAAAACTTTGAAGCAGCTGAATATATATCAACAATATGGGAACAACCTGGTTTCATGTTACCAATTAAGAAAAAAATAAAAGCTTGCCAAAACATTGAAATGGGTATTTATACAGGAAAAAAAGATGGGAAGAAAAAAGTGGATAATCATATTTTGAATAATTTATTTAAAATGATTAATCCTAATACATCATTCCAAGATTTCATAGATTATTTAATAGTTTGGTTAGAAGGTTCAAATAATGGAGTTTTATTAGAGCTTATAAAAGGATTGCCCTCACTTGCTCCTGATTTATATATACACTCACCAAATAATTTTACAGTGTATTTTGAAGGTAGAAGGATAAGGGAAATAAGAATCCATAATCCAGCTAAAATAATAACTGGGGATGAATTAAAAAACTATATGTGGCTTAGTTCTCCAAACTATGACAACATAATTGATGGAGTTAGTGGAAATGGAATAGGACAAGGAAGGAGCAAACAGAATGCATTAGCAATATTTGGTGCTTATTTATTCAAGGCTTGGAAATGGAACTGGAGCTTGGCGAATAATTTAGGAAAGCCAGGGGGAATCCTTCAAACAGAAGGTGCAGTAGATAAGGAAGATAGAGAAGAAATAAGAAGTAAATATTCAGCTCACTATGCTGGAGCTGAGAATGCAGGTAGTCCTTTAGTACTTGGTTCAGGGCTTAAATATCAGGATACTTCAAAAGCTCCTATTGATGCGGACTGGAGTGTGGCAGAACAAAAAGCACATGAAAGAGCAGCTATAGCTGCAGATGTTCCAATTGAATTAGTTGGTGGTGGTGATTCAACTTATCAAAACAGAAAACAAGCTAAAAAAGAGTTGTATAGAGAAGCTGTAATTCCATTCTTTAATAATTTAAAAAATTGGCTTAATTACTTATTAAGTGATTATTTAAAAAATGGTGAGTACATAGACTATGACTTATCTGGAGCAGATGAATTAAAAGATGATATAGCGGATATTATTCAAAAGTTGGAACCTATTAAAAATAGAGTAACTATAAATGAATATAGAAGGATTATATCAGAACTTACTGATTTAAGTTTGGAGCAACTAAAAGGCGGGGATGTCTTACTTATAAATGGTGGAGATATGACACTCGAAGAAATTACAGAACCAACAACGACAGAAGGCGAAAAGGCTGAGGATGTATGAAAAAGGAAGTTCAAAAAATAAAGGCAATTAAAGCACTAGAAAGAAGACTCAGTGCAAGGAATAAGAAAATTATAGAAAAAATATTCATTGAACTAAGAGATAAAGTAATTGCAGATAATTCAAAATCTTATGATGTAAAAATGATAATAAATATTGATTATGAATGGCTTTTGAAAAAGTTTAAAAGTGGACTTGAAGTAATTTATCTATATACATTCGAGGAGACTTTTAAGGGCTTTCAAAACATCTACAAAAAAGTAATAAAACCTAAAACTGTAAAAGGTATTAGAGATTATTTTTTAAAAAATTGGAATACAAAAAATGCTGGAAAACAAGCAACTAAAATGACAGCAACAACAAAAAATATTTTAAATAAGATAATTACAACAGGACAAGAAGAAGGCTTGTCACATAATGACATGGTAAAAGAAATAGTAAAAAATATTAATGGAATGACAGAACAAAGAGCTAGTACAATAGCGAGAACTGAAACAAGTAAGAGCATTAATACAACAAGTTATGAAACTGCTAAAAATGTGATGAAAGAAAAATGCTGGATACATGTTGGAGGAAAAAAGACATATAGACCACATCATAAAGCTATAAGCAATAAATGGGTTGATATAAATTATAAGTGGAAGTTAAAAAATGGTGTGGAAGCAGACTACCCACACCAAGATACTTTACCAATTTCTGAAATTGTGAGATGCAGTTGTTTAATTATTTTTAGATAAAAGGAGTAGGTATGTCAAAGAAAAAGATAAAAAAAAGAATTACTTTTTCTGATGAAACTTTAAATTTTACTTGTGAAATTGAAAAGTTTAAGGAAGAAGAAGGAGAACCTGGGAAATTTACAGGAATACTTGTAAACATGCAAAATGATAGTCTTGCAAAGGGTGTTTACAGATTTAAAAAGGGAAGTATGCAAGGAAATAATGGGAAGACTTTACTTCTTTTATACAATCATTATGGTGAACTTTTACCAGTTGGGAAATTGGTAGGAGAAGAAACAGAAAAAGGGTTTGAAGTTATGGGAGAATTCCATTTATCAAAAGATGATAATGGTAATTATATAAATCCTGAAGCTGTAAAATTATATTCACTCATGAAAGAAATGAAGCTACCTTTTGAAATGTCAGTGGGTGGAAATATTGTAGATTATAAAGAATATAGTGAAAATGGTAAATATTATATAGATATAAATAAATTTGAAGCTCATGAAGGAAGTTTAACACCTAAAGGTGCCGTAAAAGGAAGTAAAGTAACAAGAGTTTTTAATAAAGAAAATGGAGGAATAGAACAAATGGATAAGGAACAATTAAAATTATTAATGGCTGAATTATTAGCAAACTTTAAAACTGAGTTATTAGAAGCAGGAACACCTGAAGAAATTAAAAATTTACCTGTTAAATTCAATGAAATTAATTTGAAGTTTGAAGAAATAAAAACTGAATTAAATGGTGAATTCAAAGCAGAAATTGAAAAACAAATGAATGAATTTAATGAAGTTATTAAAGGATTAAAAGCAGATTTTAAAGCAACTGAAGAAGAAGTAGACGATGCAGCACAATTTAAAGCAATGCTATTAAATGTTAAAGATAATGGACAAAAAAATGAAATTATCTTTAATGAAGACAGCAAATTAGAATTTAAAGATATGACAGTTGGAGACGGGAAAACAGGTTCTTCAACAGGAAAAGCAATAGTAACAACAACAATAGTAAGAAAAATTTTAGAAAGAATACAAGATTCCAATCCAGTTTTAAAAGATATAACATTTATTAGCACTGATGATGGAGGCGTAACAATTCCAAGAGAAATGGCTGGGTTACCCGAAACAGGTTGGGTAGGAGAAATTGAAGAAAGAAAAGATACTGCTGTAGCAAAAATTGAAAATATAACTGTAAATATTTTTCAGTTATATGCTTTGCCAGTTATCACAAATAAACTTTTAGCAACTAACTATGTTGGTTACGCAACATTTTTATTAAAAAGAGTAGAATACGCACTTGGTTTAAGATTGGCAGATGCTGTTTTCAATGGAAGTGGTACAAATATGCCATTAGGAATTTTAAAAGATGTAGCTGTAACAAATCAACAAGAAATTGATACATCTGATGATGCAAAATTTATAGAAAGTATAATAGATATTTATTACTCGGTGCAAACTGATATTGCAAGAGAAGCAAAATGGTATATAAGAAGAGAAACTTGGCAACAAATTAGTAAGTTAAAAAATACTAACAAAGATTTTTACATAACAGATTTGAACACAGGAAATACAAGAACATTAATGTCAAGACCTGTTGAATTGATTGAATCAGAAGGCTCAGGACTAAAAATATTAAAAGATGCAGTTGCAACAACAGATCCAGTTATGGTTTTTGGGAATATTAGAGAAGGAATTTTAGGGCTAGAAAATCCAAAAATGACTATGAAACTAGAAGACCAAATAACATCAAAAGGGCTAACTAAATATTACATGGAAAAAGGTGTAGGTGTTGGAGTACAACTTCCTGAATATTTTGTAAAAGTAGTAAAGAAAGCCTAGTAAAAAAGCTCCTGGTATTTTTATATCAGGAGCTAAAAATAGGAGTAAATGATGGATAAAGAATTAGGATATGACTTAAATATAGCTAAAACTCTTACAGGAATAGAAGATGAAAAGCTTCTAAATTTTTATATAAATGCAACAATAAAAAAAATAGAAGTAATTTTAGGTTATGAGCTTGTAAAAGGACAAATAACAAGTTTAGTTAGTGGACTTAATAAAAAGTATGTATTCTTACCTAGAAAGAAAATTGAAAGGGTATTGAACGCTAAAAGTGGATGTAAAAAGCTCCCTTTTAGTTTTGTAAATAGAAAAGTAATATTTGATGAAATTATAACAACAGATTCTTATGTAGAAATAGAATATATAGCTGGCTATGATGAATTACCTGAAAATCTATTAATGTTCATCTGCTCAACAATAAAGGAAGAACTTTCTAATGCTGAAGGATTAAAGAGCTATGGAATAAGAGGAATAAATTATACTTTTTTAAATAAAATAGAACAATCTGACAACTTTATAAGAGGAGTAAGGGACTTATTTGGAGTTATAGAAATATGACAATTGTAGAAATTTGCCAAGAAATGGGATATTTAAGTAAACATACTGTAGAAATTGGAATATTAGCTATTGATAAAAGCTTAACAGGAGAAGATGGAAAAACAAGTATCCTTGAATATGCAATATATAATGAGTTTGGGACTTCTAACATACCTGCTCGTCCATTCATGAGAAATGCTTTGGATAGTAATAAAGAATATATAGGCAACTTAATAAAAACAGCTGTTGCTGATGTTGCAAAAGGAAGTATAAAAGGCAAACCTGCACTTATGAGAGTAGGGGAAACTATAAGAGGTTTAGTAATTCAAAGTATTGCTACAGCTCAGACTTGGGCAACTCCAAATAATCCAAAAACTTTAAAAATAAAAACTAAAAATGGACAGGCTAATAATACCAAACCACTTATAGATAACAGATTTTTAATAAAATCAATTCGGTATCAAATAGTAAATGAAAATGGGACAATAGAATATTTGTCAGACTTTAAGGATGTATAAGATGGATAAAGTTATTTTATTAAGTAAGCACAAAACAAATATAAAAATTATTTCAAGTGCTGAAGGAAGATGGGAAAAAGGGAAATATATAGCTAATGAAGAGAAAGAAAAGATTATAAAAGGTGTATATATGCCTGTTTCATCTGATACTTTGAAATATTATCCTCAAGGTGAAATTACTTTAAAAGATATGGAATTATTTACAAAAGAGAAACTAAAAGAAGGGGATATTGCTATTTTAAGAGATGAAAAATTTAAGATAATTGAAATAACTGACTTTGATTATCTAGCTGATATAAAAAGCTATATTTTAAAGAGGAGTACAAAAGATGATTAAAATTATAATTGAATTACTCAATAAAATGAGTAACATTCAAATTATACCAGCTTTTACTACTACAAAGGTTCCTAAAAAGCCTTATGCTACTTACCAAGTGCTAAATATAAATAGTGCTGATTTTAGAGGATATACAGAGAGAGAATATATAAAACAAGATGAAAAATATCTTGAAACAACTGAGTATAGAATAATGGCAAGACTTCAATTTGACATATATTCTGAAACTCAAGAAGAAACATTAGAAAATGCAATTGAACTGAGAGAATTAATCCTTTTCAATGCAAGAAGAGAGATCAATAGATTAGATGCTGGAGTAGTAAAAAGTAGTGAAATAAAATCATTAAATGAATTAATTAATTCAGAGTATGAGTATCGTTGTACTTTTGATATAGTTTTTGAATATATGAAAGTAACAAAAGAAAGAGAACTTGAATTAATAAAAGAAATAGAATTATTGGTAAATAATAAAAATAAAAGCAGGATAGCAAGGAGGAAAGAATAATGGGAGTATATAGAGAACCGATAAAAGTAGTATTAGAACAAGAATTGAATTTGACAATTGCTTCATTAAATAAAACTCTTATAGTTACAAATGATAAGAATGCAGATTTTAAATATTATATGAATTCTAAAGATGTTGCTGATAGTTTTGGAAATAATTCAAAAGTGTATAAATTAGTGGAGAAGTTTCTAGGACAAAGGGATGGGGATGGAAATATATTAAAACCTGACTTCTTTGGAATAGTTGGAATTACTGCAAGTGGGCAAGAAAAAATTGAGGATAAGTTAAAAGAAGTTTTAAATGAAAATTTAGACAGAGAATGGTATGCACTTTTAACAACATTTGATAGTGTTGAAACAATGAAAGCTGTAAGCTCATTTTTAACTGAAAATAGAAAAATCTATATTGCAGAAGTAAAGACTTATCCAATAGCTGACAATTTGAAGTCTGATAGAATTGCACCTATTTGGAATTTAAAAATGGATGAAGCTGATAAAGAATATAAAGCAGCCGCTTATGCTGGGGTAGTTGTAACAAAAGGAGCAGGATACAGAAGCTCAATGATAGAACTACAAGGAGTAACAGCTGACACTGAATTAGCTAAGAAGCCTGAACTTACAAAAAATAATATTACATTTGTAGAAAAAAGAACATCAGAAGGCTATATAACAGCTAATGGTGGAAAATCAACAGATGGAACTTATTTAGATGACACAACTGCTATTGATTGTATCATTGTAAATCTAAATGAAAATTTAGAAAAAGCAATGATTAAAAAAGGATTCCCACAAGATGAGGAAGGCTATGCTTTTTTAGAAGAAACATTAAACAATGTTATGGAAGAAATGGGAGCTAATAATTTACTTGCAAAATTAAATGGTAAATATCAATATACAGTTTTCCCAGTTAATCAAACTGCAACAGAAAGAGGACTAAGACTTATAAGACCGAAAGTGCTTTTCAGACTTAGAAACTGGGCTTATTTCATTGATTTAACATTAATGAAAACTAATAAGGATATTGGAGGGAATAAATAATGGTTGATTTAAGTAAAAAAATTTTTATTTTTAATGGTTATACTTTTAAAAATTTTAGAAGTTTGAGTGTTGGGGCTACTGAAGACCAATATAAGTCATCTGATAAAAGTATTTATGGAGAAAGAAGAATACTATATAGTCCAGATCCAAATCTTGAAATAACTATTACTGTTGCAAGTGGAACTGAAGATGAAAAAATACTTTTAGATGCTTCAGAGAACAGAATAACTGGTTCAGGATATTTTAAAGATAGCTCAATTTCTAAATATAGTAGAGGTGTAACAATAAAAGAAATTGGAGTAAATAAAAGTGAATTGGCTAATGATGGTGAATCAGATTCAAGAGAATTTAAATTAGTATGCGTTGGAGTTAATGAGGTGATGAACTAATGGAAAATAAAGTAAATAAAATAGAGCAACAAGAATTAAAAAATAAAGAATTTCTAAAAAAAATAGAGGATAAGAATATATCAAATATAACTTTTAAAGCTGAGGGTTTAGGAGCTTTAGAATTTAATTTGATGATGACAGGAAAAGATTTTAAAACAATAGAGAGACCTTTTAGAATTGAAAGAGTTTCAACAGATACATTTTTTAAGCTTTCATCTGAAAAAGATGAATTAGCAATAGGTAAGAAATTATTGAATACTTTTATAGCTCAGCCTGCAGAAGCTAGAGACATAGAATTTTTTAATATGGATCAAGAAGCTTTAGAAACTATTACAGTGATTATAACTGAATTTCAACAAACTCCCTTTTTATTCATTAAAAACTTTGGAGAAAATAAGGAAGATTAAGCAAGGAAGATTTGATGTTTGTTTTGAATCTAAGATTCCATACTATAAAAAGCCTGTTGAAGATCTATGTTACGAAGAATATATGCTTTTACAATTAGCTTGGGCTGATTATGCAAAAAGAAAAAATAAAAATTAGAAAGGAGGGTTAGCAATGTTAGAACAGTTATCATTGGTTTTTAAAGTTGTAGGTAATGGACAAGTTACTTTAAATCAAATTAGTTCTCAAATTGGAAATTTAAAGAATAATATGTCAAATTTTAAAAATAGTGTTAGTTCAACATTTGGGAATCTAAAAAGCACTATTGGTTCAGTAAAACAAAGTTTAGTTGCTTTTAAAAATAAGATTAGTACAACTTTTAATGCCTTGAAAGCTAAAATAACAGCTAACTTTCCTGCTATTGGGAAAATAAGAAATGGTTTTATTTCACTTCGGAGAAGTTTAGGAAATTTTGGGAACTATGCCCAGCAACAATTTCAAAAAAGTAAAGAAAAAGCAAGTACACTTCTAAGTGTCTTAAAAAGAATAGCTACAGCATTAGCAGCAGGTTTTACAATAAAAACCGCTATTGATGGTGCTGGAAATATTGAACAGTATAGAAATACACTTGAAACTGTATTGAAAGATTCTGATATGGCAAGAAGAAAACTAGCATGGGCTAGCAGATTTGCTAATAGAACTCCATTTGAAACAGATGAAGTCCTTTCTGGGATGACGAAATTACAGTCTTATGGAATTGAAGGAGATAGAGTTTTAAAAACAACTAACAGAACATATCTCGAAATGATTGGAGACATGGCTTCAGGAATGGGTAAAAGTTTTGACCAAGCAATTGAAGCTATTGCTGATGCAAGAACTGGAGAACTTGAAAGATTAAAAGAATTCGGAATTACTAAGAATATGATCGCTGAGTTTGGTAAAAGTAAAGGCTTAGAGATTTTTAATAATAAAGGGCAAATTAATGACTTGGAGTTATTTAATAAGACTTTATTTGAAATGATGGACTCTCGTTTTGGTGGAGCTATGGAAAAGCAAGCTAAAACATTTAAGGGAGGATTATCAACTATATCAGGAGCTACAAAATCAGCATTAGCAACATTGGCAGGAGTAAATGAATTTGGAGATATAGTTGAAAACTCTCCATTTCAAATTCTTAGAGATAGAGTTATCATACCATTGGCGAATACCCTAGTAAAATTTCAAGAAGATGGGACATTTACTAGATGGGCAGAAAATTTATCTAGTATCTTTGGTGAACTAATTTCATGGGGAGAAAAAATAATAAATTTTATTGTTAAGTGGAAAGAAATTTTAATTCCATTAGCAAGTGCAATAGCTGGTCTTTTTGTGATTAATAAGGTGATAGTTTTAATAGGAGCTTTAAAAACTGCATTAGCAGCTCTTTCTTTTAATCCAATTATGCTTGCAATTGGAGCTGTAATAGCCATAGGTGTTTTATTATATAGAAACTGGGATCTTGTAAAAGAAAAATTAATTTCACTTTGGGATAAGATAAAAGGTTTTGTCAAAGTATTTTTATTTTTCTCAGGGATAGGTTTAATAATAAAACTAGGACAACTCTTAATAGAAAATTGGGAAAAAATTAAGGCTAAATTATCTTCATTATGGGATAAAATTAAAGCCTTTGCTAAAGCATTATGGGATATTGGTAAAAAAATATTTATGTGGCTTAGTCCAATAGGTTTAATTATCACTGTTGGAAAACTGATAATAGAAAACTGGGATCTTATAAAAGCAAAATTTGCTGAATTAGGAAGTTATTTATATAACAAAATAATTGATATAGGTAATTTTTTTATAGGACTAAAAGACAAAGTAGTTGATGTATTTTTTAACTTAATAGATAAATTAAAAGAAGTGTGGGAGACAATGAAGTCAACTGCAGCATCAGCTTTTGATTTTATTTTAGATTATGTTGCTAAAATTTGGGAAAGCATCAAAGGTTTTTTCTCGGGTTTAGGTGAAAAAATAAAATCATTACCAGGAATATCTTGGTTTTTTAGTGATAGTGAGAAAAAAAATACAAATAGCCCTATGATAGATGGGACTCATAAAACAGGACTTGACTATGTTCCTTTTGATGGGTATATCGCTGAGCTTCACAGAGGCGAAAGAGTTCTAACGGCTGAAGAAAATAATGCATATTCAAGTACTGAAAGTAATGAGTTTTCTAATACAAGTAATTCAGTAAATCCAAAAAATTCTAATAAGTCTGATAAAAAAATCACATTAAATCTTACTGTAAATATATCTGGAACAAAAGAAATGGATTGGAATAGAATTGGAGAAATGATAGTAGAAAAATTAGAGGATTTGATGTTACAAAATGAAATAGCTAAAGGGGAAATATAGATGTTTTCAATCACAAATATTATGAGTAAAGTAAGTAGTTTTCTAAACAATGTAAATTCAATTTCTAATAGAATTGATAATTATCTAAGAAAAACTCCACCAATTTTATTGGGAAATATAAAACTTCAATTAGTTTCTGGAATATCTGAAAGCTATTCTAATGATGTTCCAACAATTCCAATTGATGATGGAACTCAAATATCTGATAACATAACACAAAATCCGTTAGAGTTATCATTTAAAGTTCAAATTGTAGGTTCTAATCACAAAGAAATTTTTGAAAAAGTTCTTGAACTTAGAAATAAAAGAGAACTTGTGGACTTGTATATGATTAAGTTATATAAGAACATGGCTATAACAAATATAGAAAATACTATAACTTCATTATATTATACAGAATTTACTATTTCATTGGTAGAAGTAAAGATTGCTCATGTTTCTATGATTCCTTCCCCTAGTCCAAAAGCTAAAGCAAGTGTTAGAAATACAACAAAAATAAAAACAACAGCAAAAGCTAAAAAAAATACAAAAACTATTACAAAAGCTGTTACTAAAAATAAAAGCTCAGGAGTAAAGGATTGGGAAGGAGATTTACAAAGTGAGCATATAAAACTGCCATAGATAATAGGAGCATAGAAATGAAAATAAATATAATGAAAGAATCTATTCCATATATAACTGATGTAACTATTGCAGGGACAACCTTTCAATTTGAATTTACATATAATTCTTATGATAAAAGAGTGTACATAACACTTTATGATATTGATGATAATTTAATATATCCAAATGAGCCAATTCTATTCGGGATCCCACTATGGTTCAATAAATTAGTTGATGAAAAAGGAAATTTTAATAAAAAATATCCACAAAAATATATTATCCCTAATACTTTAGATAGAAAAGCAATAAAAATTGATTATGAAAATATTGATAAAATTGAACTTTTAGTGGAGGAATAATGGATTTTATAGCAAATAGACCTATTTTTCCTAGAAATTCTTATCTTATTATAAATGGTGTAAAACTAGATGATCATAATAATGATGGTTTAAAATTTGATGTTGATGTAAAAACAGGAGAAGAAGGAAAAGTAGGGGTAGGAACATTCAAAATATATAATTTAAGTCAAGATATAGAAATAGGAAGCGAGGTAGAACTTTGGTTTGGTTATGCTGAAGATATTGGCTATTATTCAAAATATGAAGTTATAAAAAAGAAAAGAATAAAAGAAAGCTCTTCATTTATTCAAGAGTTGACTTGTTCAGAGAGAACTAAAAATAGTAGTAAGATAGTTTCAATTAGTTTAGATGGGAATACTAGGATATCTGAAGCAATAAAAGAAGTTACTAAAGAAATGGGAATAAATCTTATTTCTATGGAACTTAACAAAGATAAAATTTACACTAATGGCTTTACTTGTTACAGTCAAGGATTTCAGGAGTTAAGAGAATTAGTTCAAGACTCAGAGAGCAAAATGACTTTAAAAGGTGATGATCTTTATATCTATACAGATAAACAAAAAGATCAAGCAATTTATTTAAGCTTTGGAAGTGGATTGATTCATAATCCTGAAGCTATTGAACAGCAAGAAAAAGAAGTGAAAGTAAATAAAAAATCTGATAATAAAAAAGCAAAGAGTAAAAAAGATGATAAATGGGAAAATGAGCAAAAAAAGAAAACTATAAAAGAGAGTAATAAATATGACTATACTATTGAATGTTTCCCAATTCACTACATAAAAAAAGGAGATGTAATATACGTTGAAAGTGATGATGTAAGTGGATTTATGCAAGTGGAAGAGGTAAGTATTAGTCTAAGTGATAGCTGGAATATGAAATTAGGAGTTAAAGTGATGAAAGATGATGGAAAACATAAGGATAATTCTAGTAAAAATACAAAAAATAAGAAAGGGTAGATTTGTAGATGCTGAGCCTTTGTTTAGTCCAAATGGTGTTGCTCTACCTGTACTTCGTAATGTTCCAGTTGCCTTGTTTGGAGATAGTAAAGACCACATTGATTGGAATATCAAAGAAGGGGATATAATGCCATACTTTGTATTAACTTTTGATATTTCCTCATATATAAGTCAAGGCTCTCATGATGTTATGGATTCAAACAGAAGAAATAACTTAAACAATGGTTTTATTTTACCTTTCACAATTCCAAATGCTACAGAAAGTTTGGAATTTCCTTCGGATATTAGAATTATTGGAGATAGATTAGAAGAAGGGAACATTGATTTGAAAGGAGATTCTAAGCAAGAAGGTAATGTTGAGATAAATGGGAATACTACTCAGAAAGGAAATACAACACAAACTGGGAACATATCTACAAAAGGTTCTGTTGCAGCATCTGAAGATGTTACTGCTGGAGATAAGAGTTTGAAAAAACATAAACATTCAGGAGTAGTAAAAGGAACTGAAATAAGTGGAGGAGTAGCATAATGGAAGCTATAAAAATGGATGATGGAGATATTAAATTTTCAACTATTTCAGGAATAGATGAGTTCTGGCAGAGAGTAGTAACTTCATTAAAAATATATTCAATTGAGTGCTTTTATGATGAAAATTTAGGACTTGATATAAGAATAATAAATGAACAGGATGTAGCTGAATACAAACTTGAACATATTTGTAGAAAGTTACAAGAGTGGTATAGAGCTGAAATAGAAACAGTTAGTTATCAAATAATTTCTGAAGCAGAAAGAACTTTAAAAGCAAAAATATATATAACACATAAGAAACATAACAATATAGAGAAAGAGGTGATAATCAGTGGATAAATTTGAAACAAAAGGCTTTCAAGGACTTATGGAATTAGCACAAAAAGAAGCACAAAAAAAAGAAAATTTTGGAAGTGATTTCAATGTTGAGCCAACTGGAGATTACTATAAATTAGTAGCACCTTTCATATATCTTTGTTCTTATTTGGAAGATAAAGTAATTTCAATAGCAAGGGGTTTAAATATATACAATGCACAAAATGAGGAATTAGACAATCTGTTATATTTTTTCCCTAGAAGATTTGGAACAAAAGCTCAAGTACATTGTAAAGTTACAGCAACTAATTTTGTAGATGTGTTACAAGGAGACATTATCATACAAGCTGAAAATGGAGTGAAATATGAAAATATAGAAAGATTTGAAGTAGACTCTTCAAAGACTAAAACAATACTATTTCAAAGTCTATTCGAGGGAGAGGAAGGAAACATCCAAATTAATAAAATTGAAAAAGTTATAAAAGCCCCAGCATCAATAGTTGATGTACAAAATGTTGAAATTGGAGAAGGTGGGCTTTCTTCTGAAACTGATTATGAGTATTTAAAAAGATATTTAGCTGGTAATAGCAAAGGTGAATGGAGTTTATTACCTATTTTAAATGCTATAAGAAAATTACCAGGAGTAAAAAGTGCTAACGGGATAAGAAACAATACAATGAATATAGACAGCTTTGGACTTTCTCCAAAAAGCATTTGGATAGTAGTAGATGGAGGAATAAAGGAAGAAATAGCATATGCTATTTATATGCACATTCATACTCCAGATACTAAAGGAAATGTTGAGGTAAATGTTCCAACATCTGTACCTGATCATTTTGAAACTATAAGATTTGATAGACCTGCTCAAGCAGAAATTGAATATAAATTGGATATAAAAAGTGCTGATGAATTGAAAATCAAAAATTTAATTGATGAGTATATTAATGAAGCTGGAATAGGTGCTTTACTATCAAATGGAACATTCTTATATGAATATCTTTATAATAAAAACTATAAATATACAGATTTTGACTTAAAGTTTAGAAAAAAAAATACTCTTATTTGGAGTAATTCAATTCAATTAAACTTTAATGAAATACCAAAAAGTGCTGGGAGAATATCATGATTGATGAAGTTATAAAGGGTTTACCTTTGCATTTTCAAAAAGAAAATACAATTAAATTATACAAAACTTTGAAGCCTGTTATTGAATATATAGATAGCTTAATAGAAAATTTAAAAAATCAAACATCATTATTAAAATGTTCAGGGATATTCTTAGATTTTATGGGTGAAAGATATGATGAAAAAAGAAGTGGTCGAGATGATGAGACTTATAGACAAGCATTAATTATAAAAAAAATGGCACTTGATGGATTACCTAATACAGAATTTTTACTCTCACTTACTAGGGAACTTACTAATAAAGAAGTTACTAAATTAAAAACAAGACCATTGCAAGAAGTAGCTAGTCAACTATTTAAGGTAAATATGATTGATGATTTAAAAGTTATTAATAAAATGCCTGACTTAAATAAAGTTTGTGAAGTTGGAGCGAGAATGTATTGGGAGCTTGAAATTATCAATAATAAAAGCAATAAATATTATTCATCAGTAGTTGAGAATATAAAAAAAATAGAAATAAAAGCTGATTTTAAACTAGATCAAACAATGAGAATAAATTCAAAGTTAAATACTGCTCAAGGGATAGGATTTACAAAAATAATCGAGATAGGGGGAATTAAATAATGAGTTATTTTGAAGGCTTAAAGCTAACAAAAAAAGGTGAACAACTTCAAGCTAAGATAAATGGAAATTTATCCGAAACTCTAACTTTTACAAAAGCAAAGTTAGGAAGTGGTTCAATAACTTCAAATGATGAGATTAGATTCTTAACAGATGTAAAAGAAGTATGGGGGACAGCTAATGTAACTAGTTGTAAGATACAGGGAGATGAAAAAAATATAGTAGCTATAGAACTTCAATTTTCTAATGCTGAGCTAAGAGAAGATAAAATCTTCAGAGAAATTGGACTTTATGCACAAGGAAATGAAGGTGAAGAAATTCTTTATGCTTATGCTAATGCTGGAGATAAATATGATTATATTCCATTAATGAAAGATAGTCCACATTCTTTTATAATAGTAATTTATTTTAATATAACAAGTGGTTCAAAAGTTGATGCCAAGATTGATTTACATAGTTATGTGTCACTTCAAGAGTTTAATGAAGGAATGAATAAAAAAGTAAATAAAACAGACTATGCTTCAGCCGAGCAGTATGGAATAGTTAAGTATGGAGCTGAAGAAGGGACAGTACTAGAAGGAAATAAGTTTACTCAGATGATGGGAAAAGATTATGGTGGGATATTAAATATTGCTGGACAAAAAGAAGCAGGAAAAGCATACTGGGATAATAACACAAAAAAGCTATATATTTGTAAAAATAATAATAGTGATATATCCCCAAATGTTAATAATTATATTCCATTTGACAATGGATCAATTTTAGAGAGATTGGAAAATCTAAACAGAAATTGGAAAATACTATGGCAAGGAATTTCACATGAAGTCCAATTTTATACTACTAACATTGGTGCAAATATAAACTTTGATAATATTTTTTCTCTAACAATTGTAGGAAATACTACTTGTACTATTCCTGGTGTTTTATTAAAAAAACTAGCAATAAATCAAGAACTTATCATTGGTCATGATAATGCAGTTAGGTCTGATGCTGTATTTTTCTTTAAAAAAATAAGTAATACATTCGGAATTTTTGGAACTAGAGGAGTCGCAGAAGATATCCACCTACACGGCTATAATACTTTAATTATAGAGTACTAATCGAACTATATTTTAGCTGGATAGCTGATAGTAAAGTAGTAAGCCCCCAGGTTATCATCCGCTTCAGATTTTATTAAATTCCCATTAGCATACAAGAAAAATGTATTAGATTTTGTATTATTTCTATAAGAAGCACTAAAATATAGAGTTTCATTTGGTCTATATTTTTCAGGAATATTAAAAATAGGCGTATTAGCTTTATTAAAAAATGCTGTACCACTATCTACTATAAGAGTTACCATGCCTGCAATTTTATAGACTTTTATAAAAGTTGCATTTGGGACATACAATCTTTCTCCCTCAAGTTTTGAGAAATTTTCCAATCTATTCAGTTTTATATAATGTACCTAACAAATTTGAAGGAGGTACAAAGTATGGAACTAAAAGGATGGGAAAAGTTAAAGAAGGAAAATGTGGAGATTTATAAGCAGTATTTGAATAGTTGCAAAAGCAGTAACTACGAAACATGGGAAACAACTTATTCTACTTACATCAGTAATTTCAAGTTGTTCCTTATATGGTTTCAAGAAAATTATAAAAATAGGTATTTATTGAGTAAAGACACACTGATGGAAATGCCTCAAATTATGGAAGAGTACAGAAACCATTGCAGGAGTTTAGGAAATAGTAAAAGGACTCTAATGAATAAAACAACATCAGTTAGTAGTTTTTATTTATGGTGTGTTAGAAGAAATAAATGCAGGTTTCACCCGTTTGATAAAAAACTAGACAGATTGAAATTTGCTGAAAAAGATAAGATTAGAAAGAACTATTTTTTAAATACTGAACAAATTCTAACTGTTAGACTTTTTATGAAATTTCAAAATAAAAAGTATGATATTCAAGATAGGATTTTATGGGAATTATTTTTAGACAGTGCTTGTAGAATTTCAGCGGTTCAAAATTTAAAGTTGGAGCAATTAAGACTAGAAGAGGGATACTTTGAAGGAGTTAAAGAAAAAGAGGGTTACATAGTGAATGCCTTTTTCTTTGAGAAATGTAAAATTCTTTTAAAAGAATGGATTAAATTCAGAGAAGAGTCAGGAATACATAGTGAATGGCTGTTTATAACAAAATATGGAGATGAATATAGAAAGATGAGTCAGGGGACTATAAGAAACAGAGTAAAAAAAATGGGCTTAATTCTAGATATTCCAGACTTATACCCGCACTCTTTAAGAAAAACATCAATAAATCTTATAAACAATCTAGCTGGGTTAGGTGTTGCTAGTAGCTATGCAAATCATACAAGTAGCAATGTAACAAGTAAACACTATTTACAAAAAACTAATCCTATGGAAGTAAGAAATAATATTATTCAGCTTCGTAAAAAGCTAGGAATATTTTAGAAAGGAGTAATAAAATAAATGACTAGTATAATAAATTTTTATAAAGGTACAGAATTAAAGTACTCAGTCTATTCAAATAGCTTAGAAGATGTAAAAAAGGATCCTAGAAGTTATTACCCTGAATATACTGAAGATATGTATATAACAGATCATTTTTTCCAACATCCTATAATAAAGAATAATGAATTAATAGAGATGACAAGAGAAGAAAAAATAGAAAGAGGCTTAGAAACAAACTTAGAAAATGGGGAATATTTAAAAAATAAGAAACTTATAAAAGTTCAACAGCCTTCTGAATATCATTTCTGGAATAAAGAAACAAATAAATGGGAATTAGATTTAGAAGGTTTAAAACATATTACAAGAAGAAAATTTAGACAAGTTCTATTAAATAAGATCTATGCTGATTTTGATTATAATGGGAAAATTTTTCAAATGGGGGAAGCTGATGAAAAAAACTTTTTAAGAGTAAAATCAGCAATAGATATAGCTACAACAAGTAATGATCCAAAAGCAATAATTGATGCTGTTAAGTTCTTAAAAGGTGATGTTCCAGAAGGTTTTGAAGAGAAAATAAAAGCAATTATAAAAGATAAGGTAACATTATCAGAAGTAATTCAAAATTTAAAAATAAATTGGAGGTTGAAGGACAATTCTGTTGATTCCTTTACTTTTGGAGAGATTAATCATATTTATCTTTTATGGATACTGCGTGGAACAGCTGCACAAGAGGAATATACAGTAGTGGCAACCAAAACAATGGAAGCTAAATCTTTAAAAGAATTGGAATCTATCGAATGGGAATAAAAGGAGTGGTGGAAATGTATAATTTATCACAAGCGAGCAAAAATATGATGAAAGGAGTACATCCTAATCTAGTATCTTTTATAGAAGAGCTAATAGGATTAAGTCCTCATGATTTTAAAGTAACCTGTGGTATGAGAACAGCTGAAGAGCAGAACAAATTATATCAGTATGGAAGAACTATCCCAGGTGCATGGAGAACAAATTGTGATGGCTATAAGATTCAATCAAATCATCAAGAAAAGATTGATGGACTTGGATATGCCGTTGATATAGGGGTTTTAGTAAAAGAAAAGGAAAAAAAAGAAATTGAAGTAAATGGGAAAAAGGTAATAAAAGAATTTGAAAAAACAGTGTACAAAGCTGGTTCAAAAGATCTTCATTATTATAAAGATATCTATGAGACTGCAAAAAAACATGGACTGATAGAGAAATATAATATTGAGTGGGGTGGAGAATGGAAAAAAGTAGATGCTGTACATTTTCAAATCAGAGGAGCAGGGAAAATACCTTATAAAACAGTTTATAACAAATAGGAGGATTAGAAATGATAAACCAAGTAATTGCATATTTAAAAGGATTTAATCAAGAACAATGGATATGGATAGCATTAGCAGGGGGAATTTTAGGATACATTATTTATAACAGAAAACAGTATATAAACTTATTTGATGCAGCTGTTATTGCTTCAGAGGAAAGCTTTAAGTATGGAGAGAATAAAAAGAAACTTAAGGCAGCATTAAAATTTGTTGAATATAGAACTGATAAACTACCCTATCCAGTTAGAATCTTATTAAGAAAATTTTTTAGTAGAAAAACAATAGAAAAAGCAATAGAAAAAGCCTTGCAAAAATTTTCTGATACATTTGGCACAGGAAGAAAAATAGATATTGAAGAAGCTGAGAATGATGAAGAATAAATTAAAATTAAAAAAAGTTAACAATATATTTAGTGTAGTCCTTGAGGACTATACTAAATATATCAAAGACTTTCCAATAATAATTCCAGCAGGATTTAGAACAGATGGAGCTAGTATACCTCTTATATTAAGACCTTTTTTTGAGAGATATGGGAAAAATACTGAAGCAGCTGCGATACATGACTTTTTATACTCTAAGTTCAATGACACAGGTATAAATAGGGAATTAGCTGATAAAATATTTTTGTTCATCTTGAAAGAAAATGGAGTATCTTACAGAGTTAGAAAGGTAATGTATAAGGCTGTGAGGATGTTTGGAGAAGTCTTTTGGGAGAAAAAACTTAGAAATGAAGGATATAAGAATCAAGCTATAATTGATAGAACAGAAGAGGCAAAGCTATATTATAGTGAATGGGAGAAAAAATTAGGAAAACTTTAGGAGATTAAAATGGGGAAGATGAATGGGTTATTTGAACACTGGTTTATAAGAGGTACAATTGGCTTTATATTATATTTATTAGGTGGTTGGAGCAAATCACTTGAAATAATGATGACATTTATAATAGTTGATTATATAAGTGGATATTTAAAGAGTATCTATAAGAAAGAAATATCATCTAAAAAAGCTTTTAGAGGGGTTATAAAAAAAGCCTCTTGTATTTTGGCTGTTATAATAGGTGCTTCACTTGATAAATTAATAGAAGGGACTCCTATAAATATTCCAATTAGCTTATTCAATGTTCCTCTGTCTTTTAAAGAATTAATAATATTTTCAGTAATAGGGAATGAAGGAATAAGTATAATTGAAAATTTGGGAGAAATGAATTTCCCTTTTCCTTTATTTATTAAGAAGTTCTTCAAGCAGTTAAAACAACAAGATGAGCAAGATAAAGAGAATAGATAA